TTGGTCACAGCGTTAAGGATCACTAAAATCTGTGCTCGGATTGCTGATTCGCTCATCTTCCCTATAACCAAATTACGAAGTTGCGAAGATATGAAGTTGTGAAGTTATGCTTTTTCTCATCTTCTCAACTTCTCAACTTCTCACCTTCTCATCTTCCCATCTTCTCATCTTCTCATCTTCTCATCTTCTCATCTTCATATCTTCATTCATTAATTTGCTTCGTTATCTTAAACCCTGCCCTGTCAAACATTGCTTTCAACACTGGCCAGCCTTTGGTCAGCGCGTTTTCAAACATGTGCACTCCGGGGAATCCCTTTTGACCTATCTTTCTTCGGATCACAAATTCGAGCCGCTTCGCCTGGACTTCATCAACTCCCATCTTCACTTCGATCCATCTAAGGAGCGCACCTTCGGGTGGCCAGGTCTTTCCGGCGCGTCGGCCCTTTTCAATGACCTCTCCATACGGAGATGATGTCGCCACAATGCCCTTAACGATCGGGGATCCTTTGCCCTGTACCTCTCCGTAGATCGTCGAAACCAATCCTCCAGAGGCCCCAAAAACTCCAGTTGGAGTTAGCTTCTTAATTTCTCTTTCCAAAAACGAAGTCGCCTCATACATCACATCAGTCAACGCTCCGTGAACAATCTCCGGCGCCTTGCCCTCGAAGACTTTGCCTTTCTGCGTTACCGATACTTTCAATTCCATTTTTTATTCCGCAATCCGCAATCCGCATTCCGCAATTGAAATTATCTCCATTTTTTGGGGTGTGTTAACCTGTCCCCTCCCCAGGGATAATCGACATCCAGATCCTTCACGACACTGGCCGGAGAAACCTCCGACTCTCCTTCTTTGATCCCGATATGATTCAGATAGACTTTTTTCTGCTCCCGGGCGCGGGCCGCATATTGATCACTCTTTGATTTATGATCGACGGAGTCGGCTGTAATCGTCGAATCTCCGGTCTGGGCATAGGTGGATGCGAGCTCTCCGGAGCAAAGGCTGGCGGCCAAATTCGCCACTGCGTCTTCGTCGCTTGCCGGTATGGTATTGACCTGGACTGATTGAACTCCGCTCTGGGTCCCGGAGGTATTGACCGCTGCGCCTCCTGGCGTGGCGCTCACCTCAAAGGCATTTGCCGTTAATCCCGCTGTGATCACATAATACGTGACCCCTGCGGTAAGTCCGGTCGGCAGTGCGCCGGTCGTGGCGAATTTGATCGGAGTTCCCGCCTCAAGTTTGTGGTCCACGTATGAGACCACTCCGGGAGTGGCGATTGAAATCGTAACCGTGGCATCGATCAATATATGTAGGGCCGTATAGGCGACCCGTATGGTCTCGGTTGCAGAGGGGGTGTCTTCGAGGAAACGAATATACTCCCCGATCTGTTTTTCGAGGATCATCCATGCATTATCATCGAGGTATTCCGGCGTTTGTTCATTGGCAGGGAATTCAATACTTTCGATAATCGAAAAACCTTTGATCCAGGCGATCAAATGAGTCGTGATCGAATAATCGTAAGTCCCGTCTCCCGTGATCTCTTTTATGATCGTGCGGGGCCGATGTTTCGAATAAGTCTTCAGGGCCTCCTGGAGATTGTTTGCGATCTCCGTGGCCGTGAGTTTTCCTGCATCATCCTGAAGGATCTCACCGACTCGCGTTTTAAATTGGGTCAGGGTGTACATCGCTCACTCCGTTCGCATTCAGAAAGCAGATTGCAGAAGGCAGAAAGCAGTAAGATTTTACTGCCTACTGCCTACTGCTTACTGCCTTCTTTTTTTAATTCGTGCGCCTGATCGTTATAAGCGTTGTCAGGTCCGTGCAGCTCACTCCTGCCGCGTGGGTCGTTGCTGCAATAGTAAGTACGAGATCCACTTTGGCATCGGCGGCTATCGACGTATCGGTGATCACTCCGGTTCCCATTGTCGTCTGGTAGAGTGGAATCGGGGTTGACAACATCGATACGCCTCCCTCCTTGATATCCAGGGTATAGGTTTCGTCGGTGCTGGTCGTCTCAAGTAGTCTCGCGACTGCCGAAATTCCAAGGAGCTCAGCCTTGAAGGGCATATAGAACGTGGCGAACGTCAGCCCTCCGGTGGTGGTGACGACCCTCGAAAAATGGATCGGCATGGTTTGGATCCCGGGGATGACCTCGGCATACTTCGTTACCGCCTGCGCTACATCCGGATCGAACGGCGCCCTCTTCTGAAGAAGAGGCATATAGATCAAACCTACGATCAGCAGCAAAATTACTCCCGCCAATATAAATTTTTCTCGCCTTCTCATCTTTTTTTTCCTCCTTTGTTTTTTTTACTTCGAACTATGAACAATGGATTTTGAACTGTTCATTATTCATTGTCCATCATCCATTGTCCATTGTTTGTTTTCTTACGGAACGATGTTGCCCTGCAATCCCCTGTAATCGACGACTGCTCCACCATAGATGTGCCGGATCTTATAGGTGAGTTTGTCGTTGTTGAACATACTCCCCACGGTCGGCAGATCCTGGACAAAGAGCTCTGGCTCTTCGTTGCCATCGAGAAACCCGATCTCGATGGTCGGGCAATCTTTTGGACTGGCCGCCAGATACCAGTTGTTTGGATCTGTCCAATATGGGACAACGATCAACTCGAGCTGCCAGGTCTTCACATAATCGACCCCTGCTATAATCACGCCACTCGGCATCGAGGGCGGCGTAATCAGATCATACGCCGTCTTATCGAGATCCACCGGGACGATGAGGAATTTCGGGACAAGGCCCAATATCTTGGCAGAGGTCAATTCCGTCTGTTTCATCATCTGATGCCTGCTGTCGGCAAGGTGCGTGATATCGAGAGCCACCAACAACAGATTGACGTGACCGGCCAGAATGAAAAGGACCGCTCCGTCATAGATCACCGGGTTGGTTCTGAGAAAATCGAATACAAACTCATAGAGGGTGCGTGCCGCGGATCGACCGAGCCTGACGGGGATTTGACGGATGGAGCCGACATCGTCATTCTTGATCATCTCAAGCGTGATATCTTCCGTCCCGCCCCTCTTGGTTGCCGCGTAAGTCGCTTCCTCATCTCCGGGAGATGTGAGCGCGGTATATGGAGCGCCTTCCAGAACAGCCGGAAGGTTTCCATAACCTCCCATCCTCATTCTTCGCTGGGTGCGAAAATCACTAACGGGTACGATATTGACGATCTTTCTCCAGTCCGCCAGACCCGCCGCATTGTATTCCGCGACCATCCGCCTCGTGACGGAATCTCCGAAGATCTGAGCCCAATCCGTCGTCACAAGCGATGCGCGAAGCCTTGGGGCATTTTCAAGACGGCCACTGACCAATTTATCGCCGGTAATGGCAATATAGGTTGCCTTGAAGCTGTGAACCTTTTTCGCAGGATCCCAGAAATCTTCGAGCATCTGTTTGGCCTTGTCGAACTCGTCCTTCGTCACCTGGACCTGGCCCGATCCTGTGACCGCTCCGGATCCGGTGAGCTTATCCACATATTCCTTCTCGTCCTTGATGGCTGCCCGGATTGCCTCTACCTCAAAGACCTTGCCTTCGAACTGTTTTTTAAGTTTCGCGCAAGAAAGCTCCGGGAGTCCCGATTCCTTGATCTCGTCTTTGAGCACGATCGAACACGCCACGATCCTTGTTGAATCGAGGATCGCCTGAAGGGCGACCTTATCTATCTGGTTATCCTCTTTTACGATTGCCCCCTTCAGAATTTCCAGGACCTGATCCTCGGTTACGGTTGCCTCGTCAACATTTGCGCAGAGGTCAGGCCTCAGCGCCCTAATTGCCGCCACTAATTTCTTAAACATCTCTGCCTCCTTTCGGCCTGCCTCGTCGCCTGCGGTGAGCCCAGTCGAATTGGCTGCGGCCATGCGTATAAATTTTCCACCTGCTGCGGGCGCGTAGACGACATCCACCGTCACGTCAGATATCTCCACGGGCGTCCGCATCCTTTTGCCATTGACCACTTTTGTGACCACCTTTCCTCCGATATCATGAGAGAGACCCACAAGATCGGGCTTTCCTCGATCAAAGCAATCAACCACCATGTCTCTAAGCCATTTCGCCGATTTCAAAATACTGAAACTGCCCTGCATTCCTTTCTCGTCATCGCCGACATGATCGATCCATCCGACAAGATCGCGGACCGATTTCCCGTATGGATGGGGTTGGGCCTGATGCTGCGCCTCCGTCAGGGCAAAAACCTTCGCCCCTTCATAGAGGGGCTTTGCGGCCCGTAGGGCCAAGGGGTCCCAGAAAATATTTCCCTGTAAATCCGGACCGAATTCTACGATTTGAACATCCCATCGGAATCCATAATCCTCGGATTTCGGATCTCCGGCTGCGCCGGTGAGTCGGATCCCCTGTTGAAATTTTGCTGCCTTCACCTCGACGAATTCTTTCTCGACCTCGATCTCGTCTCCAAATTTCAGATCAGTGCCATCGATCGTGAATGGCAATTTAAAATATTTTCCATCTCTCGAGATAACGGCATAGTCCTGAAACACGTCGACGATATAGATGTCGGGCATCGGCTCGGGTTGTGGAACAACCTTCTGCCAAATCAAATCATGAATCCGATCCAGACTGAGTTCCATACTAAACCTCCCTTCGGTCGGTTGATTACAACGATTTCTAAAAAAACGATTACTGCGATTTAATCTCTGTAATCTTCTTTCCCAAAATCGCCGTAATCATTTTTTTAAAAGTGTATTTCTGCCCGTCATACGTGGCGAAGACGATATTTTCTCCTCGCTCTGCCACGGCGCCCACGTCCTCCGGAGTCAGATCCCGTTCCCTGGAGGTGTATTCATAAAACTTCCTGCCATCCCTCACTATTTCCTTTCTAACGGAATCCCGATATTTTAGACCCTTCAAATACTTCGGATCAATCTTTGCCATTGTCTTTTACCTCCTTTGCTTAAAGTCAAGAAATTGTGAAATTAAGAGTTATGAAGTTGCGCATCTTCTCATCTTCACATCTTCTCAACTTCCTGTTAATTACGACCACCGGTCGTGATACGGCACGTGATCACACCCGCAGTTAATCACTTCTTCAATCGGCGCAGCCGGATCCCGAGGATGCATCATCAACACCCCCCCGATGTTGAATGGCTCGTCCACAGGAACATGCTGGCCATCGGCAATGAGATGAGACGGCCTCGGCACTGCCGGGTGCCCCGCATGCCGCCATTGCTTCTCCAGCCCATCCACATATTTCCCGGCCTCTTCCATCCTTAATTCTGCCGCGGTCGAAAAGACTCGGCCCATCTCTGTTTTTGTGATCACCTCTGCCCGGTTCGCAATGGATCCAAAGACCGATGGCACTTCAAGATTTTTTCCGATGGCCGCCGCCACCTCTTGCGGCGTTTTCCCGCCCATCACTCCGAGCGTCAATTCTCCCTGGATCTTATCCCAGGCCGCATTCGAGAGTCCTTCAATCTTATGGAAGGTAAAATCCTTGAGCGTCTCAAGGACGGAGGTCGAGATTCCGAATCCAGGATAGATCCCTCCCACGGAAAGGGGACCATCAACCAGCACCTGCCCTTTTTCCCACGCCGCTTGAAGATTCTTCTCGGCCTCGATCTTAGCCCTAACCTTGAAATTCTCAATTTGGCTCTCAATTGAATTGAGAACTTCTTTCAGATGATACGCATCCCATTCCGTGACGGCTGCGGCGCCGATCTCCTTAATGACCTGGGAGCGGACCTCCTCGAGGAGGTCGAGCACGGATTGAACCCCTGATTTGATCATCCGGTCCTTATCCTTTAATATACGCAG